TACGAAAAAAAACACACGCTGAACAAAATATCACGATGTGAGGTGCAATATGACCGAATACAAAGGCATGGGGTACATGCGAAAAAGGCTCGCTATGAAGAAGGAGCGGGTCGATCTTAGATACGAATACTACGAGATGAAGGACTGGGCGCTGGATCCCGGCATCACAATTCCGCCGCAGCTGAGGAAACAATATCTGTCGACACTCGGCTGGTGCGCGAAGGCGGTCGACTCGATCGCAGACAGACTCGTCTTCCGGGAATTCGCAAACGACAATTTCCAGCTGAGCGAGATCTACCAGATGAACAACCCGGACGTGCTGTACGACAGCGCGATCCTGTCGGCTCTGATCTCAGCCTGCAGCTTTATTTATATCTCGCCGGATGAGGATGGATATCCGAGGCTGCAGGTCCTGGACGGAGGAAACGCGACAGGGACGATCGATCCGATAACGAATATGCTGAAAGAAGGGTATGCTGTTCTGCAGAGGGATGAAGCGGGCGCACCGATCATGGAGGCATACTTCACGGCAGAATATACGGAATATCACCAGAAGGGAGTCGGAGCAGTCAGGAAAGACAGAAATCCTGCGCCGTATCCTCTGCTGGTGCCGATCATATACAGACCGGACGCGAAAAGGCCGTTCGGCCATGCGAGAATCAGCAGGGCGTGCATGTATCTGCAGAAATTCGCAAAGAGAACACTGGAAAGGTCTGATATCGCAGCGGAGTTCTATTCGATCCCGCAGAGATACGTCCTCGGGATGTCACCGGATGCTGAAAGAATGGACAAGTGGAAGTCCACAGTCTCCAGTCTGATCCAGATCGACAAGGACGAAGACGGAGAAAAACCTGTGATGGGACAGTTCCAGCAGATGACGATGGCACCGCTGTCAGACCAGCTGAAGATGGCAGCTGCAAACTTCGCCGGAGAAACCGGCTTGACGACAGATGACCTCGGATTCGTTTCAGACAATCCATCCAGCGCAGAGGCTATCAAGGCCTCACATGAAACACTGAGGATCACTGCAAAGAAAGCACAGAAGACATTCGGCACAGGCTTTCTGAATGCTGGATATCTGGCAGCGTGCCTGCGAGATAACTTCGAATACAAACGCAGGCAGTTCTATAAAACGACGCCGAAGTGGGAACCGATATTCGATCCTGATGCATCGACTCTGACGACGATCGGAGACGGCGTATCGAAGGTCAACGCAGCGATTCCTGGATTCTTCGGCACTGATAACCTGCAGGATCTGACAGGAATCAGACCAAGTGGAGGAGACAATGGCGCAGGATATAGCACCGGAAATCCTGGAAGCGGTGGAACAGAGCTTCCGGAGGAATTTGGAGAATAACGGGAAGATCAGAAAACTGAGGGCGCTCCTCGAAAAAGGAGAAGCGACGTATGAAGAGGCTGATCAGTTCGCCCTGGAGGTCGGACAGGCGCTGGCGAAAGCGTTCCGGGATAATGTTTCCGGAGATGTGCTACCGGACGGGAAAATGTTTTATAACATCGCATCACGAGTGATCCCGCCGCCGCTCAGGGCAACGTATGAAGAGGTCGCCGAGTTCGCACTGGCCATGCAGAGAGGAATGAATGAGCGGGCAAAACTCGGGATCCTCCCACAGAGGGCAGCGTACAACGCGGACAGGGAAAAGGCGCTGATCGAAAGAACATGCCGTCCCGCGAAGTATGACGACGTCAAAGACAGTGTTGAGGCATACATGGTGAACTTCAGCCAGGCGGTCGTGACGGACACGCTGCATGCAAATGCGCAGTTCCAGTACGAGGCAGGGCTTTCGCCGGTGATCCACAGAACGGCAAATGGAGGATGTTGCGAATGGTGCCGAAGCCTTGCGGGAGACTATCCGTACAAGGATTACCAGGACAGAGGCAACGATATCTACAGAAGGCACAGAGATTGCAGGTGCAGGGTGACATATGATCCGGGAGAAGGACGGGTCCAGAACGTGCACACAAAGCTCTGGGAGTAAAAGAAAACCGCAGGCAAAAGCAGGCGGTTTTATTTTGCTATAAGGGCGAGGGCAGGAAAATGAGACCATGGCGAAAAACAGAACAGGGAGACAGGAGCCTACAGCATCGAGAGTGCTCCGATATGAAAAGACGCTCGGCCAGGAAGCCATCGAGCTGTATGAGAAAAGAGATAAAACATCATATCCGTGGCAGCAGCTGCAGATTTTCGATGTCATGGCCGTTAATGATGACGGCCTGTGGATCCATACCAGGTATGGACTCGAAGTGCCGCGTCGGAATGGTAAGAATGAAATCATAACCATCAGGGAGCTCTGGGGCCTCGCACACGACGAGAAAATACTCCACACGGCTCACAGGACAGATACGTCACATAAAGCGTGGGAGAGGCTAAAACAGGCCGCAGAGGACGCAGGACTGATTATAACATCATCCTACAGAGCATACGGAAAAGAGCACATCGAAGTCGAAGGCGGAGGCAGAGTCGAATTCAGAACGAGAACATCGACAGGAGGACTCGGCGCAGGGTATGACCTGCTGATCATAGACGAGGCACAGGAGTATCAGGACTCACATGAATCGGCGCTGAAGTACACCGTCACAGACAGCAGAAATCCGCAGACGATATTCTGCGGAACGCCGCCGACACCGGTAAGCTCCGGGACGGTGTTCGTGAAATACAGGGCATCGACGCTATCCGGAGAGAACACAAACGCCGGATGGGCGGAGTGGTCCGTCGAAGAGATAACGGATCCGCGCGACAGAGACGCATGGTACGAGACGAACCCGTCGCTCGGATATCACTTGAAAGAAAGGGCGATCCTGGACGAGATCGGAGAAGATGAGCTCGATTTCAACATCCAGCGCCTGGGATACTGGACGAAGCAGAACTTGAAATCTGCTATCAGTGAGGCGGAATGGATGGAACTGAAGGCGCCGAAGCTGCCGAAGCTGAGGGGGAAACTGTTCGCAGGCATAAAGTACAGCAGAGACGGAGACAACGTGTGCATGGCCATCGCAGCAAAGACAGAAGATGGCCAGATATTCGTGGAAGAGATAGACTGCAGGTCGACGAGATCCGGAACAGCCTGGATCGTCGATTTTTTGAGAAAGGCAGACGTGAGGAAAGTCGCGGTCGACGGCGCAAACGGACAGAATCTGCTCGCGGGCGATATGAAGGACGCAGGCCTGAAAGTTCCTATCATGCCGACGGTCAAAGAGATCATAGTTATAAACGCAGCATTCGAGCAGGCGATATACGAAGAGACGATCTGCCACATGGGACAGCCGTCCCTGGTGCAGGCGGTCGGAAACTGCGAAAAACGAGCCATCGGATCGAACGGAGGGTTCGGATACAAGGCGCTGAAAGAAGACATCGAGATCAGTCTTCTGGATGCAGTGGCCATCGCACACTGGCTGTGCAGAGAAGCGAAAGAGGTCAGACCTCAGAGAGTGAGTTACTAAAAGCAGATCAATCGGGAAATGCTTTTCAGTATAAATTACGGATACCACCCGGAAAAGTGGGAGAAAGGAGCCGATATGGCAGATTTTACACCAATCAACACGCAGGAAGAGTTCGAAGCAGCTATGAAGGACAGGCTGGCCAGAGAGGCGAAGAAGTTTGAAGGATACACTTCGCCGGCGGATCTGGAAAAGATCAAAACGAACCACAAGGCAGAAGTCGACAAGCTGAACGCGGACATGGCCGCGAAGTTGAAGGAGAAGGACGACAGCATCGCCGAAAAGGATGCAAAGATCAAGGGCTACGAGACCAGCTCGGCAAAAATGAGAATCGCCCGTGAGACAGGCCTCAGTTATGAGGCGATGGATTATATCCAGGGAAGTGATGAGGAGTCCATGAAGAAAAGCGCAGAAGGCCTGAAGGCTCTGATGGGTAACAAGTCAGCACCTCCGCTCGGAGATCCGGAACCAGCGCCAGGCGGCGACAAGGAATCCGCGGAGTGGGCAAAATTCGCAAAAGGATTAACAAAACAGTAAAGGAGAAAGAAAATGCCAAACTACATCGTAAACGCAAACACAGATTTCCCGGCACCTCTCGTATCAGAGATGTTTGAGAAAGTAAACGGCAGATCCAGCATCGCAAAGCTGTCTGCACAGAAGCCGATCCCGTTCGCAGGAGCGACTGAGTTCGTGTTCACTATGGACGGAAAAGCACAGATCGTCGGAGAGAGTGGAAAAAAGGACAAGAACGAGGCGAACAAAGAACCGGTCGTGATCAGACCGATCAAATTCGTCTATCAGACAAGAATCACGAACGAGTTCATGTATATGTCTGACGAGGCGAGAATTCCGTATCTGAAAGCATTCGCAGACGGATTCTCAAAGAAGATCGCAGAAGGCCTTGATATCTCTGCATTCCACGGACTGAATCCGTACACAATGACAGCGGCCACACAGATCGCCACGAATAACTTTGAGGCAGTCGTCACGGGGAACGTCGGCACATATGCTGCCGCGACAGTCGATGATGATATCGACACTCAGATCCAGGCAGTCGTAGCAGGAGGCGGAGTCGTCAACGGCATCGCTCTGTCACCGACAGCGGGAGCAGATCTTGCAAAGATCAAGGTGAACGGCGTCGTTCAGTATCCGGAATACAGATTCGGACAGAATCCGGACAGCTTCTACGGAATGGGATCCGACGTGAACCCGACCGTCAGCGCACACGCATCCGGAGCATCCAGCATCGTACACGTTATCCTGGGCGACTTCCAGAATGCGTTCAGATGGGGATTCGCAAAGAACGTGCCTCTGGAGATTATCGAATACGGCGATCCTGACCAGACCGGGCGCGACCTGAAGGCATACAACGAAGTTTGCCTCAGATCTGAAGCGTACATCGGCTGGGGCATCCTGGATGCGGACAGCTTCGCCATCCTCGAAGCGTAATTGAGAAGGGAGAGGCGGATGACTATCTACAGAAACAAGAAGACAGGCGCCGAACTCAGAACGGAAACGAAGCTGAAAGGCGACTGGGAAGAAGTCAAGGAGGCGAAGCCGAAGGCTGAAAAGAAGCAGCCGGAAGAAAAGGCTGAGCCTGCGAAGAAGAAAGGCAGCAGGAAGAAATGAGAACCTATGCGACTGTAGACGATGTCCGTCAGCTCTGGCGCGATATGACAACGGAAGAAACGAACAAAGCGGGATATCTGCTGCAGGTCGTTTCGGCAGGTCTCAGAGAAGAAGCGAAGAAGGTCGGAAAAGATCTCGACAAGATGATCGAAGCGGACGAAGATCTGGGGATCGTTGCAAAATCTGTGACAGTGGATGTCGTGGCGAGAACGCTCATGACATCCACAAATCAGGAGCCGATGACACAGATGACAGAGTCCGCACTCGGATACTCGGTGTCAGGAACATTCCTGACGCCGGGAGGCGGCCTTTTCATCAAGAAGTCAGAGCTGGCAAGACTCGGGCTGAAAAGACAGAGATTCGGAGTGATGGAGCTTTATGACTATGATCAGAGGAATAACGGTTAAGCTGTACGAAAAGACGAAGACCGGAGAGGATGGGTTCAAGCATCCTATATTCAGCGAAATACCGGTCGAAGTGGAGAACGTGCTGGTGGCGCCGGCATCCTCGGATGGCATCGTCACGGATCAGGACCTCCAGGGAAAGAAAGAGGCGTACATTCTGGCCATCCCGAAGGGCGACACTCACGACTGGAAGGACAGGAAGGTCGAGTTCTTCGGAAGAGTGTTCAAAACAGTGAACATCCCGGAAGAAGGCATCGGCCACCTGATCCCGCTCGACTGGAACAAGAAAGTGAGGGCGGAACGGTATGAGTAAAGTGGTATTTGATATCAACAAGGCGGGTGTGCGCCAGCTCCTCAAAAGCGACGGAGCAAAAGCAGTCTGCAAAGAGTATGCATCCAGGATCGCGGCAAGGGCCGGAGAAGGATATGTCATGGAAGACAGAAACTATCCGGAAAGAGCCGGAGCTGCTGTCCGTGTAGACTCGTATGAGGCATACAGGGACAACCTGGAGAACAACACTCTGCTGAAATCACTATATTAAGGCGGTGAGATGATGATCGAGAAAACTGTACTTGATTTTCTGGACGAGGAACTGAAAGTTCCCGTATGGATGGAAATGCCGGAAGGAGAGATCCTTCCGGACGAATTCGTTCTGCTGGAGAAAACCAGAAGCAGAAGCGGAGATCACATCAGATCCGCCACGTTCGCGGTGCAGTCGTATGCGAAGAGCATGGAAAACGCAGCAAAGCTGAACGAGGAAACAAAAGCGGTGATGGACAGGCTGATCGAACTCGGAGAGGTTACGAGATCCGAACTGAATTCCGATTATAACTTCACAGACCGGGAAAAGAGACAATACCGCTATCAGGCGGTGTACGTTATTACACATTACTAACAGGAAAGGAGACGCGATATGGCTGCAGATCCGAAATTAACATCGGTAGGCAAACCAAAGATCGGCGGAGGCGTGTTCAGGGCACCAGCCGGAACCACACTGCCGACAGACGCCAGCACAGCCCTGGGCGCTGATTTCGTGAACATGGGATACGTCAGCGATGACGGAGTGGTTAATTCCAAAACTCGCGAAAACACAGAAGTGAACGCCTGGGGAGGCGATAAGGTCAGAGACCTTCAGACAAAGAAGACAGACACGTTCCAGATGACATTCATCGAAGCAAGGAACACAGAAGTTCTGAAGGCGGTGCACGGAAACGACAACGTGACAGAAGCGAACGACATGATCACGATCAGAGAAAACTCAGCGGAGCTCGACAGAGCGGTCTGGGTTATCGACGAGATCATGAACGACGGTTACATCAAGAGAACCGTCATTCCTGACGGCAAGGTCACAGAGGTCGGAGACGTCACACACAAGGATGATGAACTGCTCGGCTATCAGGTAACGATTTCCGCATATCCGTTCACGGATTACGGCGGAGACACACACAGAGAGTTCATTGAAGAGGAATAATCATGGAGGGCGAAAATCATGCGGAAAGGAACAACGGAGTCCGGATTCAAGTTTGAATTCGACGAGAAAGACTGGGACGACATGGAGTTCATTGAGCTCATGGCAGCAGCTGACGAGAATCCGCTGAAGTATCCAGCGCTGATCGAAAGGATGCTCGGCAAGGAACAGAAGAGTGCACTGTATGATCACTGCAGAGATAAGAAAGGCAGAGTGCCTACGGCTGCAGTGAGACAAGAAATCGACGAGATCTTCGAGATTGCCGGGCAAGATGCAAAAAACTCAGAATCCTCGCCCGCATGATAGCAACGGATGAGAATGCTCTCATCTGTGACCTCGCAGAAACATATCAGATTTACGATTATAGGTCGCTTCCGGTCAAACTGGCAGCGACCTATTCTGCTGGTTTAAGGGACACGAGCAGGATCAAGATGAAGATGCGAGGAGACGTGCTCGGAGACAGCGACAGGATGATCCTGGCGATGCTGTACGATGTCGTGGCCAAGATCGGATGGATCGGAGAAGGAAACCCGCCGTCCATGGTAGACGCTATGTATGGGCAGCTTCCGGAGCACAAAGAAAAGCAGAAGAAACTCCGGTCGTATGATACGCCGGAAGAGTATGAGCGGGCGAGGAAGAGAATTGAGGAAAGGAGGCAGTCATGTCAGATATAGGCACTGCATATGTGCAGATCGTGCCATCGGCGAAGGGCATCTCAGGTTCCATCCAGAAGGTGCTCGGCGGTGAAGCGGACGCAGCTGGTGCGGCCGCAGGAGGCAAGATCTCCGGCAAGATCAAAGGAGCCCTGGCGGCTGCCGGGATCGGCGCGGCACTCGGCGCCGGTATAACAAAATCGATCAAAGAAGGAGCAAACCTGGAACAGGCCATCGGAGGCATCGAGACACTGTTCAAGGACAGCTCCGATCAGATGATTAAGAACGCAGACAATGCGTTTCGCACAGCTGGGATCTCTGCGAACACATACATGGAGCAGGCGACATCGTTCTCGGCGAGCCTGCTGCAGTCGACGGGCGGAGATACACAGAAGGCCGCGAAAGCAGCGGATCAGGCGATCATCGATATGTCTGATAATGCGAACAAGATGGGCTCAAACATTCAGGACATCCAGAATGCATATCAGGGATTCGCAAAACAGAACTATACGATGCTCGATAACCTGAAGCTGGGATACGGCGGAACAAAGACGGAGATGGAGAGGCTCCTGTCGGATGCGGAGAAGATCTCCGGGCAGAAATATGATATCAGCAACCTGTCGGATGTATACGAGGCGATCCATGTGATCCAGACGGATCTGGACATCACAGGAACGTCCTCGAAGGAAGCGGCGTCAACACTGTCGGGATCCTTCGCATCGATGAAGGCGGCGGCTGACAATCTTCTGGGAGATCTGGCACTCGGAAGGAACATCGGCCCGGCCATGGTAGGGCTCGCGGAGACCGCAGGGACGTTTCTGTTCGGGAACCTCATGCCGGCGATCGGGAATATATTTAAGTCGCTCCCGACAGCCATTTCGGCACTGATCCAGACGGGCATGCCGAAGTTCATGGAGGCAGGCTCGAAGATGGTCACGGGAATCATATCGGGAGTCCAGAAGACATCTTCACAGCTGGCGCAGAATCTGCCGGGAATGGTAGACAAAGCACTGGCGATGATATCAAAGAATCTGCCGTCCGCGCTGGATAAGGGACGCCAGATTGTGGTCAACCTGGTGCAGGGCATTATAAGCAATCTGCCAACGCTGATATCGGCAGCACAGCAGATCGCATCAAAGATACCTGATTTCATGGCGAAAAATATTCCGGTGGTCGCAGCAAAAGCGGGCCAGATGATGGCACAGCTTGCAGTGACTCTGCTGAAGAATCTTCCGAAGATCGTAGTGGCAGCTGCCAAGCTGGGGCTGACGATCATCAAAGGAATCCTGAAGATGGTTCCGACAATGCTGAAGGCGGGAAAGAATCTCGTCATGAATCTGGCAAAAGGCCTCGGAGGAGCTGCGCTGTCGGCGATCAAGAACACTGCACGGAAGATCGTGAATGGAATCCTGAGCCCAATCAGCGCTATCGGAGGAAAAATCAGAGGATATGCGAATACGGTAAGATCGATCCTGTCGTTCTCGGGACTCGCCTCTAAGGTGCGCGGAATATGGAACAGCGTGAAGAGCGCGATCACAGGCCCGATCGAGAGCGCAAAGAACACCGTGTCCGGGATTATAAAGAAGATAAAAGGCTTTTTCCCTCTGGGAGGAGGCAAACTGTTCACCGGGATCAAGCTCCCGCATTTTTCTGTATCCGGAGGCAAATTCCCGTTCGGCGTAGCCGGAAAAGGATCGCTCCCGAAGTGGGGCGTATCATGGTACCGGAAAGCGATGGACGAGCCGTATATGTTCTCGAAACCGACGGTCGTGACCAGAGGGTTCGGTGATGCAGGAGACGAGTTCGTGTATGGCAGGAAGGCTCTGATGGACGATATCAGAGAAGTATCAGAGAACAGGGCTCAAAATGTAACAATGAATTTCTATGTGCAGGTAGACGGCGCTGAGGATCCGGAGAGCTGGGGCCGTGGATTCATCAGAGGCGTCAGAATGCAGGCGAGGACGGTGTAATGGCAAAGACAAAGAAACCAACGGGCCTGTCGATAAGCAGGAACGGGAAAAAGTTCACGTTCTCGTGGAAGATAGGCGACAAAGACTATGGAAACGGACAGCAGCTGCGGTATAGGCTGAGTTACTGGAAAAAAGGAACCTGGTCGTCAGTGAGCATCGGAACGACAGCAAAGACAAAGTCGGTTGAAATAGACCTGACGAAGCTGTATCCGGACAAGACGAATTATGCAGGTTCCATCACATTCAGAGTCAGAGGAAACCGCAAACAATACAAGGACGGAAAGAAGAAGGTGAATCCGGGCTGGTCGGACTGGGCGGACAAGTCGTTCGCGATCAGCAAGCCGGACAAACCAACGCTCACAGCGACACTGGATGAAGTTCTTTCGAACGTGACGCTGTTTGCGTGGGAACTGGAAACGTCAGCGACAGCAAACAAGTATTTCAGAGACGTCGAGTGGCAGGCGATTCTTGTAAAGGACTGCAAGGAAACAGACGGATCAAAGCTGTCATGGAAATCAACGACGCTCGGGTGGCAGACAAATACAAGCACGGCGACGAACAGCAAGGAGATCACAGAGGACACTGAGACGCTCGCAAATGGATCGTACACAAGATGGTTCAGAGTGAGGGCGAGAGGGCCGGCAGGAGCTTCTGACTGGAGATATGCAAAGCATGTGTATGCGCTGCCGTATAAGGCAAATATCAGCGTGACGGCGGCAAAGGAAACGGACGAGAACGGGATCAAATGCACGGTGACGTGGGCGGCCACATCGAACGCGGCGAACCCGATAGACCAGACAACGGTGCAGTATGCGATCGCGGTGCCGAACGCGGGACTGGCGTGCCCTTCTGGGGCGAGCTGGACGGATGCGAATATATCCAGAGACACAAGATACAATGACATGGCCGTGTTCTCGATCGACGATACGCTGGGACCTGACGAATGCCTGTTTATAAGAGTAAACACGAAACACGACGGGAATACGACATATGGGAAAGCGGTGCTTGCTGCAGCTGGATTTTTGAAGAATCCGTCAGGGCTGTCTGTGGTTGTAGACAACACGACACACAGGGCGACGATCACAGCCGCGAACAATTCGGATGTGCCGGATGCGTTCCTGGTCGTGGAATATATGGGATCGTCAGATCCGCAAGGATCATTCGTCTGTGGAGTTATTCCGAACGGTGGATCCAGCGTCACGGTGCAGGGCCCGAACTGGGACGATGAAACGGCGATATCATTCGGCGTCAGGGCTGTCGTGGGAAGCTACGAGCAGATAACGAGAGCAGACGGCGCGACATGCTATTCAGTAGACGAAAAAATGGTCTCGGAACAGACGATCTGGGACGGAGGCGCTGTGCCTTCGGCTCCGGAAAATGTATCGGCGTCAGCCACAGAAATCTCAGGAACGATACGGGTGGTATGGGACTGGACATGGGAAGATGCGAACGGAGCAGAGATATCATGGGCAGATCATATCGACGCATGGGAGTCCACGGATGAGCCGAGCACATATACGATCGACCACATACACGCTGCGCAGTGGAACATCTCAGGACTGGAAACAGGAATGACATGGTATATCAGAGTACGGCTGATCAATCAGACGGGCTCTGATAACGTGACATACGGTCCGTGGTCAGACGTGATCGAGATCGATTTATCATCAGCACCGAGTGTACCGGTGCTCTCGCTGTCTCCCGGAACCATAACAGAAGACGGAAGCGTCGTGGCATCCTGGGCGTATTCGACAACAGACGGAACGCAGCAGGCATACGCGGAGATCTGCGAGGCGACGATAGATTCCGAAGGGATAACCTATGGGGACATCATCGCGCACGTCGAGACGGCGCAGCATGTTACGATCAGCGCTGCAGATGCAGGCTGGCAGGCTGGAGAATCACACGGGCTGTGCGTCCGTGTCGTTTCTGCTTCCGGGAGGACATCAGACGACTGGAGCGATCCGGTATTCGTGAACGTGGCGGATCCATTGACGATATCCATCACGGACACATCGCTGGTGCAGAAAACAGTTCCGGAAGACGATGAAGAGGAAACGACGAGAACGGTCCTGTCACTGACAGAAATGCCGCTGACCGTCACTGTGGAAGGCGCAGGGACATCAGGCCAGACGATACTGTCTGTCGAACGTGCAGAAGAGTATCAGATGGTACGACCGGATGATAAAACAGTAAACGGACACAAAGGAGAAGTCGTGGCCGAGGCGGTGCAGACCGGAGAGGATGAAATCGAGATCAGCGCAGACGATTTAATAGGATATCTGGACGATGGCGCACAGTATCTGATAAGAGCCATCGTGAAGGACGGATTCGGGCAGTCTGCGGAAGCGACGATCGAATTCGAGGTGCACTGGGACCACCAGGCGCTAATGCCGAAGGCATCCGTGCAGATGGATCCTGCGGGATATGCAGCTTTTATAACGCCGATCCAGCCGGACGGAATCGAAGAGGGAGACGTCTGCGATATTTACAGACTGTCGACAGATCCTCCGGAGCTGATCGTGAAGGATGGAACATTCGGAACGAAATACGTCGATCCGTTCCCGGCAATCGGTGAAGCGGGCGGCCACAGAGTCGTATTCAAGACAGCAAACGGCGACTACATCACGGAAGACGGTGAGATCGCATGGGTGGACCTGGGATACGACGACTATGACTTCCTGCAGTCAGATTACAACATCATAGACTTCGATGATGAGCAGATCCTGTTCGTCTATAACACGGACATCTCGAATACATGGCAAAAGGATTTCAAGAGGACGACATATCTGGGAGGATCCGTGCAGGGTGACTGGAATCCGGCAATCGAAAGAGACGCAAGCGTAGAGATGGTCGTACTGGCGGAAGACCAGGAGACGGTACGCGCCATGAGACGCCTCGCGGAGTTCCCGGGCATCTGCCATATCAGAACGAAGGAAGGCTCATCCTTCGCCGCAGACATCCAGGTGAAGGAAGGCATGAAATATTCCGAAGGGCACAAACTAATGAGCTACACGCTGGACGTGTCGCGAGTCGGGTCCGAAGGATATGACGGAGTCACATATGAAGAATGGAAAGGATAAGCCATGGACTGGAGCAAAGGATTCAGCGCCTCGTATTACATGGCGATCATTGACAAAAGGACATGGAACGATGCATCCCGCCGGGAAATAACCGGCGGGAGCATTTCTCGTTCTGGAAGCGGGCTCAGGCAGTCAGCAGATATAGACTGTCCGGGATATGAACCGGGGACAGAACAATGGATCCGTGTGTGGCTCGATGTGAGACAAAACGGCGCAGCGGAGCATGTGGCGGTGTTCACAGGGCTCGCGTGCTCGCCGTCCATAAAACGAGACGGAAACATAAAAGAGATCCCGCTGGAATGCTATTCCGTGCTGAAACCTGCAGACGACGTTATGCTGCAGAGGGGATGGTACATCGCAGCGGGGATGAACGGAGCACAGATGGCGGCATCGATGCTGCAGGAAGTGATTCCGGCGCCTGTGATAGTGGAAGGCAGCTCGCCGGCGCTTCAGCAGGCAATCATAGCAGAAGACGGCGAGACGGTGCTGTCGATGGTCGACAAGATCCTCGACGCCATCGGATGGCAGCTTCATATTGACGGAATGGGAACAGTGACTCTCCGGGAGATCTCAGACGAGCCGGTGGCGACGTTCGGGACAGATTACGACATCGTCGAGACGGAGATCCAGATCGAACAGGACTGGTTCGATTGCCCGAACGTATTCAGGGCCGTATCGGACGATATGACTGCGATTGCAAGAGACGATTCGGAAAGCAGCCCGCTCTCGACAGTAACGAGAGGACGGGAGATCTGGATGGAAGAAACGAACTGCGACATGAACGACGGAGAGAGCATCGAGGAATATTCCATCAGGAGGCTGAGAGAAGAACAACAGAAGTCGACGCGCATTACCTATAACAGAAGATTTCATCCGGACGTGATGACCGGAGATATGATCCGGCTGAACTATCCGGCGCAGGAGCTCCAGGGAAATTATAGAGTATCGGATCAGACGATACAGCTGGAACATGGAGCGAGGACTGAGGAGGAGGTGTGCGCATGAGCAGCAACACAAAACTGGCAAAAGAACTCCTCCGGGCACTGGAACAGCGCCAGAAGAGACAGACGACAGCCATCGACACTCTGGCAGAAGTGAAGAGGGTCGAAGGTGACACGATCTGGGTGCATGTACCGGGAGGACCGGACGAAACGCCGATCAGAAAGACGATATCAGCGAAGCCTGGCGACAAGGTCCAGATCCGGATCGCCGGAGGAAGAGGCTGGGCGTCCGGAAACGAGACATCGCCGCCGACGGACGATTCCGTGGCCATCGCCGCGAACAGACGGGCAGCCGTAGCGGGATACATCGCCGGCGTGGCGGACCGGAAGGCGGAGGAGGCGAGGATCACGGCCAGAAGCAAGGCCAAGACGTTCCAGACATCAGATAACAATCATCCGGAACCACCGTACTATGCAGGAGATATGTGGATCCTGACATACATGAACGAAGGCGAGCGGATCAGGGAGCTCTACACATGTATCCAGACAAAATACAGAACGGAAGAATTCGCGCAGGCGGACTGGCAGCTGTCGGCCACGGATGACACGACTGCTGCAGAAGCCCTCGGCATCGCGAATTCGCTGCAGGGATGGTCAGAAGAGATCGACGAGATCATCGCGGGCCTGACAACATCGGCAGAGTTCGACATGGTCGTAAACGACCTGTCCGGGCGCATCTCGGATCTCGACTGGTATGGGTATCTGAATCTCTACGGACGGGACGGAGGGACGCCGGTGATCGAGCTGGGGTCCAGGGAAAAATCCTCGTACGTTTTGATCACGACGCCGAGCAATCTCGGGTTTTATAAGAATAACGGAAATGATGGCGGTCTGGAGACGACGGCCACAGCATACTTCGGAGAATCGGCCACGCAGGGACTGTTCGGCCTGATCGCCGGAGTGCTGGAGGCGCAGAAGTATCTGACCATCGGAAATTTTTTGTTTATAGCGAATGCTGACGGATCTCTGACCGTCAAGAAAGTAGGTGCATAATGTCTATCACATTAGAAGGAACAAGCGTGAAATACACGATCAGCACGCCGTCGGTGTTTACGATCAATGAGTCGAACATCGACAAACTGGTCAGCGCGGCATACACGCCGACGGTCACAAGAAACAAGACGGGATCCGCGGCGACGAGATACATCGTGTTCAGCCTGGCGTATGGTTCGTCAGAATGGAACATCGCCTGCTGGAAAGCGGTATTTGCGGCGAACAGCAAGACGGCGACCGTGACGGCCTATAATGCGCCGTTCGGGCCGGCACGCATGGGAGACGTGGCGAACGACACGTTCAACAAGCTGGGCGTCGGGATCGATACGTCGGCGAGTCTGTCGAGTTATTTCGACTCTGGATATGTGTCGTGCGGAAAGAAGATCAATCTGTATCCGACGATCACGCTGACGCCGGCGTACACGCAAAGCACGCCGTCGCAATCGACGTTCGGAAGGATCATCAATATCTGCCAGGCTGCCGTGACGGCGGCAATCAAAAAAACGTGGTCATATACCGGTGGCACGGTAACGGTGCCGATCTCGGAGTCCAGCGTCTACGGAGGAGGCAAATCCGTCACAGGAACGACGCAGAGCTCGCTGACGCTGAACCTGGGTGTCATGACGGCCACGTCCATCACGGTCACGGCATCGGCAAAGAACAGCCAGGGTCTGACGGCGAGCGCGACCATCACGCTGACGTGCGACAATTATACGCCGCCAGACATCACTTCAGAAACAGCGATCAGAGACTCCGGAACTGAGGAAAATGCGGTGCTGACGGTGAACTACCTGCTGCACGCAAAGAACCAGGCAGGAACGACCGGGGCGATCAAGGTGTTCTATGAGATCAAGGAAGGGAACACGGTGGTGGCCTCCGGGTCCGCGAACATCTGCGCATCCGGATCCGCGCTCGGCTCACTCTCCGGGAGCATCACGATCAACATAACGGGGCAGCTGCTCAATGTGGACAAGAACTATTCCGTCAACATGTATATTCAGGACCGCATCTCGACGGGCGCGGCAAAGAAGGACATCATCACATCGACGTTCCGTCTCCTGCATATCGATTCCGGAGGCAAGGGAATCGGCATCGGAGGCGCAGCGCCGGCGAGAGGACTGAAAGTCTACGACAACGTCGAGGCGGATTCGTTCAACGGGATCGCGGCGGTGTTCGGCACATATCTGTATAACGACTCATCGACGGACACCATCACGTTCACGGATGCAAACTGTCAGGGAAAGAATTGCATCATCTGCGGCGGGCAGAGAGGCATGTCCGGATTCGCAGGTCCGGCACCGACGTTCGCCGAACTGGACAGCGGAACAGGTGAGATCACAGTACATCTTTCTGGCAACGTAACAGTGGCCAGGATCAATTATATCTGCTGGTAAAAGGAAGGAGGAAGACATGGCAGTAACCGAAGTAGATGTCAGTAAACGTGCGAACACGTTACTGATCGGAGTCCAGGGCGAGGTCGATGCGCAGGTATTCAGATTCGACATCTCGTCATGGATAGAGGAATACGGAAGTGGCGGATCTGCGTCGATTGACCTGCAGAGGCCGGGAGAGAAGACATCCTACACACACGGCCTGTCGATCGTAGACGGATTCGCGGTGTGGACAGTCAGCAACGTCGACAACGCGATCGCAGGGCAGGGTTTCGCGCAGCTGGTATATACAAAGCCGGGAGACACGAAAAGAGCGAAGACGGCCGAGTATGTAACGGTGACGGAGCGGGCGCTGGATGAACAGCATGGAGATGTTCCGGATCCTTATGAGTCATATCTCGACGAGGCAAGAGCTATCTATTCAGAGACGGCAGCTGCGGCAATCGAAGCGGCACGCCATGAAGCGGCCGCGGCAGAAGCGCAGCGTGCAGCTGAAGCGGCTGCAGAGGATGCGGAAGAATCTGCGCAGGAAGCTCAGAATGTATTCCAGATCGCAGGAGACACATCGTTCTCGATGGATCCTGTGACGCGGAAAGTGGCGATGCACATCACGGAATCATAACAGGAGGATAATATAATGCCGAACACATACGATGTGAACCTCATCAGTGAGGAAACAGGAGAAAAGATGGCAAGGGCGCTGCAGGCAAGCGCAGAGGCCATCATGAAGATCGGGAACAAGATGGGAGCATACGATCTTCCGAGAAGCTGGCAGGAGCTACAGATGCATATTCAGTCAGGAACGGTCAGACAGATCTGCCCAGTAGGGACGAAACTGCTTGTCGATAAGGAGTCTGGCGTGTCTGCAACGGTGCACGGTTCCATCACAGGGGCAACCGTGAACGAGGACACGTTCATCGAAGCGATCGGGCATTCCGGGACGGCTGCGTACGAGTTCATCTATGACGGATCTGCATGGCATCACAACGGAGAGGATGTGGAACTGATAAATTACGGAATCGCAGTCACAGGAACACCGGCCGCAGACGACACGGTCGTAGTACACGTTCAAGCGAGCAAGATCGAGTTCGACGTAGTCGACATCGACTACGATATGCCGGTGAATGACGCGCTGGAGCACACACTGGCGCTCTGGACGTCAGATCTGCTGCTTTATGGATCGATTCCGTTCTGCCCTGCGCAGAAACTGGTCCATGTAGCAGAAGCACTGCCGGCAGGAACGTATAATATCACGCTGGATCACGGCGCATACGGCGGAGGAACAGCTCAGGACAGCACATACCAGTTCACGACGACACAGGAAATCCCTGCAGGCGGCGGAATCAGGCACACATCCATGGGACAGTACCAGGGCGGCGGATACAACAAAGGACAAATCACAGCAGGGACGTTCATCACATACGATGCGTCCTATAATATCATCGAGCAAGGACTCGCCTGCACAGAAGGAAGCGGCGGAACATCACTCGGAACGACAACGGCGTCAAATCCGACGTACAAGACAGAAACAAAACTGAACTTCACAGAAAGACAGTTCTATGGATCAAACAGATGGATCCATTCCGCAAACAAAGAATGGCTGAATTCCGATGCTCCAGGAGCGGCATCCGGGCAGATTGCTTCCTGGTGGAGAGCGTCAGACGAATTCGACATGCCGGTCAGAAGCACGCTGCCGGGGTTCCTGCACGGGCTGGACCCTGCCTTCAGAGCCATCATGCAGAAGGTCAGAAAGAGAACGGCGAAATGCATCGCGGACGGATACAGCTACGAGGACACAGAAGAGCTGGTATTCGAGCCATCCATGACAGAACTGGACTACGGAAAGAATAACAATGTCAGCGAGACGGCAGCGAAGGCGGACGGAACGCTGAAGACGGAGCTGGCCTGGGATATGTTCATCGGAGCATCGAACGATGATCGTATCAGATATCAGGGCGGCGTGGCAAGATATTACTGGCTTCGCTCGCCGAACCCGTCGAACGCGAACTACGAGCGGCTCGTGAACCCGTCGGGTGCACTCTACAGCAGCGACGCGATCAACACGAACGGGGTGTCGGCCGGCCTGTGTTTAGGTTAAAATCAGACATCAGAAAGCCCGAAGGGATGCAGCCGACAGGCGTATCCCTCGGGCTGTTTAGTCATTATGGAAGAAAAACCAAAAGCAAAGCGGGATCGATATAAAATCGAGCCAACGCAAAAGACAAGAGTAGAAAAAGCCACAGACGAGATCGTAAAGAAAACGCTGGAAGTGCTATGCAAAGAGAATGTGTTTCCGAAGCGGTCGAGGTGGCTGATGGCGTACAAGATCGCAGACCTGATCAATGATTTTCACGGTTTCGTGCAGATAGCGAACGAGATCGAAGTCAGGTCGCACGCGGAATTCGTCGAGAGGCACAAATACCAGACGCTGGCCATCGCCTTCCTGAAGGCTGCAGATGTCAGGATGACACTGGCGACGGACGTGATGGTGGTGGAAGCGAACAAACTGGAATACTGGGCCGGGCAGTATAACTATACGCTCCGGCAGCTCCAGGGATGGCGCAATAAAGACGAGAAGAGATACGCCGAAAAATATGGAAGTCTCACGGAAGACGACAAAACTCGAATAGAACGGAGCATTCCGATTCTATAAGGGAGCCGGTCGATATTGACCCCTGTTCGCTCGCCGAACCCGTCGAACGCGAACAACGAGCGGAACGTGAACCCGTCGGGTGCACTCAACAACAACAACGCGAACAACACGAACGGGGTGTCGGCCGACCGTGAGAATGCGAGGATCGAGTAAGGATTGACTGAAAGCAAAGCTCTCACACAGGGGATCGGTTTCCTGACCGAAAGGCGAAAACAGGCCGCGTGGACAGTGGGCTGGAACGCACTGCCCGGGATCCGGGCATGACGCGGGATACTTTGGGCATCCTGCTACAAGCAGCGGCGGCCGCATCCCTGACAACACGGATGCGAACAAGATGGTATGGATAAGTTCGGAAAAGCACTTTCGCTGAACGAGTTATGCAGAGCGGCGAAAGAATGCAGAAGAGGTGTTTCTAACAAAGTAGGGCCTGTGGAGTTCAACCTCCACAGGTTATCGTCATGTAAGAGGCTGAAAGACGACATCGAAGCGGGAAGATACAAGATCAGGCCCGGAACGAAAGTGATTGTCTATCGCCCGAAGAGAAGGGTCGCGACTGCACCATGGTTTCGTGACCGCGTCTGGCAGAGGTCAATGTGCAATAACGGAGTGTATGAAGATCTGACACGAAGTTTCCTCCTGGATAACATCGCATGCCAGAAAGGAAAAGGAGCAGACATGGCCATACGAAGGGTGGTAAAAATGCTCCAGAGACTCCACAGGGAAGAACCGGACGCGCCTGTATACGGAGTGCACCTGGACGTGAAAAAGTATTTTCCGTCCGCGCCTCACAGGGAATTGAAAGAGATGGACAGACAAAGGATATCGGATGAGAGATTCCTGCCGTTTCTTTATGAAATCATAGACAGCAGCAAAGACGAGAGGACGAAGGAGGAAATCGATGCAGATCCGTTCGGCGAGCGGGGAACTGGCCTCGGCTCGCAGATCAACCAGCTGCATCAGATAACGCTCCTGGATCCGATGGACCATGACCTGAAACGCATCTGCAGAGCCTACATCCGATACAATGACGACATCCTGATGCTGAGTCATGACAGGGAACTCATCAAACGGGCAAAACTGCTCGTAAAGAGCCATCTGGAAGGCCTCGGGCTGACCATGACGGACAAGTCGGGGATATTCACAGCAGACAGAGGATTCTATTTTCTGCGAAAACGATTCATTATGAAGCGGTCGGGAAAGATCATCATCCGGCTGCACAGGGACGCGCTCGCAGACGAGAGACGGACTCTGCGGGGTCTGAAACGATGCGTCGAAAGAGGCATCAGGACGATGGAGGATGTCAGAAACCATTACCAAAGCTGGATAGCAAATGCGGAATATGCGGGAGATGCGCCGATCAGGGCGATGGATAAGTTCTATGCGCAGCTGTTCCGGGAACGTCCGCAGTATAAGAGAAAGAAGAGGTATCTATATGGCAATAATCCAGAGACCAGAAGAAAGACTCGCAAAAGCGGAACGCGAAAACAAGATGCTCAAGAAGGAGAACGCAGATCTGAAAGCGAAGATCGAGTATGTGGCGATCTTAGACTATCCGGAGATGCTGGAGGAAGAAGAGGAGGAGCAGAATGATTAACGTATACGAGAGAGCGAAGGAATTGTATCCGGATCCATGGAACAAGGCGATGCTGAAGAGGCTCGTCAGGAACGGATCTCTGACAGAGGAACAGTACAAGGAGATCACAGGAGAAGAGTATGATGGATGATCTTCTGAAGGTGATCGAGGAACAGGCCGACATTATAATGCAGCAGGCAGACAGGATCAGCAGGCTGTCCAGGCTCCTGATCGAACATTATGAAGTCGATAAGGCGGAGCTCGATTCTATAATTCGGCCGGGGAAAGGAGAAAGAGAATGAATACATTTTTAACATCTAACAGCTGGCAGATGCGTCTGGCCAGAACGGTCGTGCAGGCAATCGTAGCGTTCATTTTCAACAACATCGTGGTGATCCTGGCAGCGACCAGCATCCCTGCAGAGCTGCAGGTGATCATTGTGTCTGCTGTCATGGCCATCCAGGCACCGATCTATCACATGCTGGGCATGAGGACGGCCGATAAGCTGCCGGACGAGCCGGATGACGATATTCCGGACGCAGATTAAGGAGGGGGCCATGGCAACAAGAGCAGAACTCGTTAAAATCGCAAAAAAGTATGTCGGATGCAAACAGGGCTCGAAAAAGCACAAAGACCTGGTCGACACGTTCAACAAGGTGAGACCGCACGGAGAAGTGGGAAACTATTCGTGTTACTGGTGCGCGATTGCGTACACAGCATTCCTGATCAAGGCCGGTTTTACCAGGAAAAATGCGCCGATGAGCTATAACTGCGGGAGACTGATCGAGGATGCGAAAGCGCTGGGTGTCTGGAAGGAAAATGATGCATACATCCCGGAGGAGGGGGACGGCATCATCTACTACTGGAACGACTCCGGAAAAGGAGACTGCAGATCAGGAGCGAGTCACGTCGGGACGGTCGAGAAAGTCGACAAGAAAAAGAAAAAGTTCACAGTGATCGAAGGCAACAAGGGCACGACACATGCCTGCGGACGCCGCGAGATGTCATTCAACGGAAGATATATCAGAGGATTCATCACACTGAAGTTCAGCAAAGATGCAAAGACTCAGAAAAAGGAGGAAAAGGCATCAGAGGAGGCAAAAGGGACGACATGGAAGACAGGAAAAGAGTACGCCGTAGTCGCAAAGGCAGGTTTGAACGTCAGAAAGGGCCCTGGAACGAGCCACGAAAAAATCGGGGCGATCGCGATGGGAACGAAAGTCGTTCCGAAGGATGTTTCCGGAAACTGGCTGAAAATCGAGTATAAAGGCGGAACCGGATGGATCTGTGGACAGGAGAAAGGAGAAATGTATGTGAAATGAGCTGGGAACTGATAGCAGGAGTCGCAGGTGCGATCGTTCTCATCGGGAACGCCGGAGCAGTGATTTATAAATGGATCCGGCCAGCGATAACGGTAAAGCAGACAGTCGAGGAGCTGGAACGGCGGACCGCGAACGATTATGAAGCACTGAAAGAGATGAAAAAAGCCATCGAACGAAGCGACCAGGTAAACCAGCTCCATCTGAACGTCATGCTGAAAATGCTGAACCACATGATTGACGGAAACGGCAAGGAGGACATGAAAAAGACAAGAGATGACATACAGGACATGCTGGCAGGAATAGAAAAATAGCAGGACCCCGGGGAACGTGATTCCTCGGGGTCATTCTTATTATGCGGCATATTCCAGAACGAGAACTGCGGCCGTTCC